CTCTTCCATTTTAGAAAGTAGATCTTTTTTAAATTGATCTAGCCACTTTGCTTCATTATCGTTTACTGGTTTTTTATCAAAATCAAAGAATGGATACTCTGTACGAAGTGCTTGTTCTTGATCTATTGATAATTCAGAGGTCTGCGTGGTATTTGTAGGTGTGGATTGCTCTGTCGCAATATTTTGCTTAGATTCAACAGGTAGCTGCACTTTTCTTTCATCCATCTTAGCTAAAAGATCTTTTTTAAATTGATCTAGCCACTTTGCTTCATTATCGTTTACTGGTTTTTTATCAAAATCAAAGAATGGATATTCTCTTCTAAGAGACTGTTCTTGTTCCGGGCTAAAATTAGCAGCTTCTACAGGTTTATTACTTAATGGTGGCTCAGGAAGCATTGCAGTTTCTGCTTTTAATTTTTTATCTAAGTCAGTTACATCGGGAACGCTTTTTTCTGATATTGGTGTTATAGATTTTTTTATCGCCTCTGTAGAAACCTCTGCTTTTTCTGTTGCTTCAGTTTTTACTTCTTTCTCTTCAGGGTTAACTATCTTTTCAGTGACTTCTTCAGAATATTCTTTTTTACCTAAATCTTCTTTTTTTAGATTTTGAGTGTTAACAGCTTTTATCTCTTTAAATCTTATTTTATTTGCACGGTTTACGAGAGAAGATTCAAGATTTGTGAGTTCTTCAACTGGAATATCCTCTAAATCATCTCTTGGTACATTATGTAATCGTGAATACATGTCTTTAAAAGCGTTTTCTGTATTTTTTAAATTTTCTTCTGTAGGTTCCATATGCTATCGTTAAAATAAACTAACGCTCCCTTCTTTTGAATTAGTTTCGCTTTTTGAATTTAACATATTAAGGTATATATCGCACTCAGAAGGTGTAAAGTTTAATATAGAAGTGTTATCTATTCCTAATTTTGTTAATAATGTATATTTTTTCTTGTATAATCCTTGCGCATGCGGTTGAAATGTAGACTTTAAGAATCCATACAGAGTGTTTCCAAATAAATTAAAGTTTATTGAATAAAAATCTTTTAATTTTTTTTCATTTTTTATAATGTACACGTTTTCAAACTTAGATTCGTAAGCCATTAAGTGATCATATATTTCTTTTATTACTGTATTATTGAGTGTATTAAAAAATCTCTGTCTTTTTTCACGACTAAAAGTGTTAGGATAATACTCTTTGTTACTTTTCTCTACTTTTAATATGCTTTCATGTAAAAAATTAGGTGAGTAAAGATTGGAAACCGGGGAAAAGGTTATTATTAAGTCATCTAGTACCAGTGGTTCAGCATTAGGTATATTAATTTCAGATAAATCAGTCAAAATATCAAACAAATTAAATGAAACAGCACAAGGATCACCCTTTTCGCCTTTTGCTTTATAATATAGCATGCTAGAAACCGATGAAGCTCTTAAAAATAACAACATGAACCACTTATCATATCTGTTAAGATTAAAATATATAGATTTATCATCTAAATTTTCACGTAAAATTTCATTAAAAACTTCATTAATACTGTCATCATCTTCATTTAACAAGTATTTTGCTAGTATTTCAAATTGAAATATTTTTAACTCTGTAATTTTAGTATATATTTTTAGGCTGGGAACCCAGCAATTAAGAAAAAACGGTTTCATTAAAAGAATCCTGCAGGGTTTAATATATTGGCACCTGATCCAGTCACGCCAGTTTGAAGCGGTGATACTGCTGGTGTATAATTGCCGTTAACAATACCACTTACATTGTTAATAATGTCTGCTAAAGGAAAGTACATGCTATTTTCTACTGTATAGTTTGTATAGTTAAAGTTTATATCGTATACTGTTGCTGCTCCTGGTTCATCATAATTTAAACCAATATTATTAATTAATGTAGGTACACAGTTATAAAAGGTAAAAACTTTTCTAGGTATTTGACTTATATTTTGATAGCTTCTTGTGTAGCAAAGAATAGTAATATTTGACTTTACGTTTCTAACATCTTTTTGTCCAGGTATGTCCCCGGGATATGCTACCATACCCATATGACTCGCCAGCATTACCCAGGGTCTAAAAATATTATCTACTATACTAGTATTAGTTTCAAGAAATCCTAATTTTAGAGGTACACCCGCATAGCCATTTCTACCTTCTGACATTATTCCAGGTACAAAGCCACGACTTTTTCCACTAGGTCCTATAGCAATATCTCTAACTGAAAATGTTTCTTGAGGTAACTGAGCTGTTTGCGCAAATACACAGCCTATTACTTTCTGAAAAGGAAAACTTGTTAACAGGGTTTTAGCCTGATCTATATCAAAACCTTTTTTTGCACCATCTGTACGTTCAAGTTGTTGTAAGATTTGAGTGTTAAGTAATCTAGGAAATGAATCTATAACAGCTATCCATTGGGATTGAAGTGGGATTGAAGTAAGCCAGCTTTGTAGTTGAAGCAAGAAATAGTCACGTGTACTAATTAAAGGTACACCGGGTATATTAAACCCTAGTAAATTGGTAATTTGAGGCTGACTTAGGGGATTTGTACCACGACCAACACCTAAAACATTGTTGGTTAAGCCTTGAAATGCATTAGTTAACGGGTTATTCATTTACTCCATTATATTTATGGAGTAGCTATTATTTACGACTTACGGACAAAATAGTGATAAGCTAGTCTTACATCGAAAGAAATAATATCACCTTTACCAGCAGAGAAGTCATATTTAATTCCGCCAACTTCACGAATACTTACCCCGACCAATTGATATTGTGCAACTTTCTCCATCTGTGTATCTAATTGAATTAGATCTATTGTGCTAGATTGTGTAGGTGTAAAATAATTACCAGTGCTGTTGGTGTCATTAAAAGTATCGCGTGTCCAGTCTTCAAATTTTTGTCTAATGTTATTTTTAGCATCATTATAGAAGGTCAAGGAATAGCTTGCGCTATCAGGATACTGTACTACACCAGGTAAATTAAAATTTAATCCCATGTAACTAGTTGTAACATTATTAATAGCCCGGGCAGGAAGATTTGCTGAACGAGCATATACTAAATCATCTTCTCCAAACGTTTGTGTGGTACCGCCAGGAGAAATACTCAATACACGAAATTGAATATCGCGTTGAAAATCACGCGCGGATGCTACTCTATAAAAATCTGCTATTAGTTGTTTTACGGCTGCCATAATATATTATTTATAGCTTACGCTAATAGCTCCTGGAAGTTTTGACTGGTACGGGTAGCATAGAAGCTTACTAAGATAAACTCTGCTGCACGTACTGGCTTGAGGTAAATATCCACCTTCATTTCGTTATTATCAATAACATCGGGTGTATTATTACGCTCATCGCAGATAATTAAATAATCATAAACACCTTCTGTATTCTTTGCATTTTCGAATATAGGTGTTAATGTATTAATTACTTGAGTTCTTGTAAAGAGTGTATTAGGTTCAAATATAAAAAACTTAACAGTATCTCTTGTAGCAATCTCGAGATTTAAGAAGAGTCTACGTACATTAATTCTATCAAATGCGCTAGGCTTCTTTAACAGGGTTTTTTGCCCGAATATTACAAACCCTTCTACAGGGAAGAACGCAACGGGATTTAAACCAATCTTATACAATTGATCACGTTGTTTTTGCTTGGGATAAAATCCAAGATCATTAACACCGAGTAGAACACCTCTTGTAAATCCAGCGGGGGCGAACCATGGTTGGAAGTTAGCATCTGTATTGCCCATTGCAGCAGCTGCAAAACCACTAAATGGTACCCATACTTGTCTATTAGAGGATGGGTCAAGTACTTGAGCAACAGTGGCATACATGCAAGCATAACTTGTATCTAGCAAGCTAAACTGATGCCTTAATGGCCAATAGATGTGTTGGCTGAAGTTAGTTGTAACATAACCTGGAGCAAAAGGATTTGGATCAATACCTGCATTAGGGCTCCACAGTTTCTGTGAATTAATAATCTTATTATTATCACCCTGTACAAAAATGTGTCTCAATGCATCTAAAATTACCAAGAAGTCTTTACGCTGGTTTTGAGTTTGATTAACAAATATACTTGCTACTGAATTGTAGATTGCGCGTATAGCTAAGCCGTCAGAGTTTAAATTCTCAGAATTAGTTGTATAGAAACCGCTGAGAGGATTTAATGGTAGACTGTCAATGTAAGGCCCGCAAGCAGAAAGAGCAACACCTTGTTGATTAGCAAGAACTGCTGCACCTGTATAAATAGTACCTAAACCGGCTTCACAAGCAATATTGATTGGATAAAGATCAGGATTTTCAACTAGTTCAAATACCCTCTCTAGCTTCTGAGGAAGATTACCAATATCTTTATTTGCAACTACCGTATTTGTATAGATACCAATCGGGAATAATGCATTTGTAGTTCCCATTGATGCAAGTAGGTCTGATACAACACCAGACGGTGCACCCACACGAGTAATATAGCTTGTATTTGTATCTACAAATCCCGCTGCATTAAATGGTTTGGCTAGCGAAGGAGATAGCATTCTGACCTTCTTGTCAGGTATACCATCGTCACCAAGCCAAGAATCACCATATTTGTTACTAATAAACGGATTAACTAAAATTCTAATATTAGCGGAATTTTCTGCTTTACTACCTAGATAGAAGCTAACTGCTGGACCAGCATTTTCCGGGGCAATTTGTCTATGATAATTCAACGATCCCGCTGTGCTTTCCGCAAGCACATAATCAAGAGCGATTATATCGGGTGAAAATACACTCTGACGAAGTTTAAATACTGCCAGCGAAAGGGTATCATCAAAAGATCTTGGGCTTAAATCGTAGTTGCTAAGATTTTCCATTACTTCACTAACTGAAGTACCATCACCAAACTTAGTGGCACTTAGTGTGAAGTTTAATCTAGCTGGAGGTATATCAATATAAGAGTTTATTGCTGTAGCGTTGCTAGCAATACCTTGAACACTTAGAATACCGTCAAAGGGTGTTGCAGGGTTATTATTATTGTTATCAGTTAAGCCTAGATAATACCCTTCAAACTTATTGTTAACGGTTGTTTGAGCTCTATTTAAAATAATAACACCAGAATTATTTAAAGTATCAAATGTAAACTTTGTAGCGCTTAACTGCTGATTATTGAGCCAGTTAATATCGTTGTTTAGAAGAGCTTGATATTCTTCAATACTTAATTCTAGATGAGTAGGTGTCCCTAGAAAGTAAGTATCAGCAGATGAGAGATTATTTGTAACGGTATTATTGAGTGTGGCTGCTACTGG